ATTTAGGCTTTGATAGTTCTGGAGAGTTGTCGGTTACAACAGAGTTAGGAACATTTAAGGGTGACTGGGCAGCATCAACCTCGTATGTCATTAGAGACTTAGTCAAAGATACATCTACCGGAAATATCTTTTTTGTAAATACAGCTCACACTTCTAGCGGTAGTGAGCCATTAACAAGTAACGCAAACTCTGCAAAATATTCACTTATCGTAGATGCTTCTTCTGCTACTACCCAAGCCACTAATGCTGCTGCAAGTGCCACAGCTAGTGCGAGTTCTGCCGCTTCAAGTGCAAGTTCGGCCAGTACAGCCACGACCCAAGCCGGAAATGCCTCGACTTCTGCAAGCACCGCAGCTACACAAGCAACTAATGCAGCTAGTTCTGCTACTGCTGCCGCTGCAAGTGCTACTGCCGCTGCTGCTAGTGCAGACAACTTTGATGATACCTACTTAGGTGCAAAGTCAAGCGATCCCACTACGGACAATGACGGGGAATCCTTGGTTGTTGGTCAACTTTATTTTAATACAACTACTGATGCTTTGAAAGTTTACAATGGTTCATCTTTTCAAACAGTTACAGCAGGGTCTATTTTAAGTTCTGTTGCAGGTGATACTACTCCGCAGCTTGGCGGCAACTTAGATACTAACTCTCATAACATACTAATAGATGATGCACATTATATAGGAGATGAAAACAACAAAGAGCAGATTATATTTCAAACAACAGCTTCAGCAGTAAACCAGTTTGATGTAACAAATGCAGCAACAAGCAATGCACCAAAGCTATCTGCAACAGGTGATGATAGCAACATAGATTTAGACTTAGAAGCAAAAGGTACAGGTCATGTTACTGTACGAGGGAATACTAATCCCGGTGCTATACAGTTTAACTGCGAGAGTAACTCACATGGACAAATTGTAAAATCACAGCCGCATTCTGCTTCAGTTACAAACATACTCACACTACCACCGGGAAGCGATCAAGAGATAGTGGGTGCAAGTGCAACGCAGACTTTGACAAACAAAACTATAGATGCTTCTCAGTTATCAGGCACAGTTGCTAATGCAAGACTAGATGCACAGTTACAGGATGTAGCAGGGCTTGCTGTAACGAATGGTAATTTTATTGTAGGAGATGGCAGCAACTTTGTAGCAGAAAGTGGATCTACAGCAAGAGCAAGTTTAGGATTAGCTATAGGATCTGATGTACAAGCTTTCGATAGTGATACAGCAAAGACAGATGTAACACAAAGCTTTACAGCACCGCAAAGAAATGCTTTGACTGTAGATAACGATGGTAACTTTGACATGAATGCTAATAATAATTTTAAGTGTACTCCTAGTGGTAACTTTACATTGACATTCACCAACTTTGCAGATGGCCAGAGCGGATACATATTGTTAATAAATAGTGGTGGGCATACTGTATCTTTACACAGTAACAGTAAAGGAGATGCAAATATTGCAGCAACAGTATCTAGTGCAGGCACCTATCTTATATCGTATTTATCAGATGGCACTAATGCGTATCTAACAAACTCAGCGGTGTTTGCATAATGGGTATACTGCAAAATGAAAATGCAATACCTAGTGCAGCAGGTGCAGCAGCTTTTTATGACCATCAGATAGAACAAAGTGTAAGGCTACCTAGAAGCACTACAGATAATACTGGAGCAAATGGAGGTGGACTTTATAGAAATTCCTCTGGTTTTCCTACACCTACAGATAGTAAAAAATTTACATTTAGTACTTGGGTAAAAAAATCTGGTGCAGATTTAAACTTGCGTCAAACTTTAATATCTAATATGGTTAGTGGTTCAGAAGCAAGAATATCTTTAGATTATAACAGTAGTTCTTATTATGACAAAGTATATAGTGAACAGTTTGGTACTGGTACATATTCGTATGATGCAGTTTTAAGAGATGTTTCAGGTTGGTATCATTTGGTATTTATATGGGATACTACTCAAAGTTCAGCAGTAGACAGACAAAAATTTTATATAAATGGCACACAGCAAGACGTAGGGTCAACAAGAAGCAATTGGAGTTTAAATGATACTGTTCACTATAATACAGCTCCATCAAACACTAATGGATACTCTATAGGTTATCATGGCTTTTTACACACTGAAGGATATAGCTATGGTCTTTATGGATATTTAGCAGAAACAATAGGTATAGATGGACAAGACGTTTCTATATCTGATCTAGGTGAAACAAAAAATTCAGTTTGGATTCCTAAGGAGTATACTGGAAGTTTTGGAAATAATGGGTTTAGGCTAACATATTCCAATGCTAGTTCATTAGGTGCAGATAGTAGTGGCAATGGAAATGATTTTTCAACAACTAATTTAGGTGCAGACCATCAAGTTCTTGATAGTCCAACATTTGGGAGTTAATTAATATGGCAAGTAGTGGAAATTTTTGTACAATGAATCAAATAGATACTGGTTCATATCAAACTATAACAGAAGGTAATTTAAAAGTAGGTGGCACAGGTTCTTCTACAGCAGACCAAGCTAAAAGAGGAGCAACTTTTTATGTAAATAGTGGTAAATGGTATTGGGAAGTAAGACAAACAGTAGGAGGTTCTTCTTATGGAGAAGTAGGTATATCAGTAGGAAGTGCAGGAACAGCAACCCCTTTAGCTACTTCAGGTTTTTCTGAAGGTCTTATGTATCAATCTATAGCAGGTACATTATCAGCAGTATCCGCAGGGTATGTTGGATTAGGAACAGTAACTACTACATCAACTGGTGTAAGTGCTGTTTCAAATAATCAAGTTATCAACATAGCTTTAGATATGGATAATAGAAAATTATGGTTTGGTAAAGATGGAACATATTTTAATTCTGGAGACCCTGCAAATGGAACTAATCCACAATTTAGTTGGACTACTGATACATTTGTAACACCTACTTCAAGAAATTATGCAACAAATAGACCTTCTCATTATAATTTTGGACAGGATTCTACATTTGGTGGAAATGAAACAGCAGGAGGTAATGCAGATGATAATAGTCATGGAGATTTTCATAGTAGTGTGCCTACAGGATTTTTAGCTTTATGTTCCTCAAACCTTTCAATTAGTGATGACATAGACCCAGCACAAACTGATGATAATTTTCCACAGAAAAATTTTAACACTATTACTTATACTGGTAATGGTTCAAATGGAAACTCAATAAGCGGAGTAGGCTTCGCCCCTGATTTCGTGTGGGTGAAAAGTAGAAGTGGCTCGAATGCACATCAAATGTATGATTCAAATAGAGGAACTGGTAAATTACTTTCAAGTAATAATACTGATTCAGAACAAACATATAGTTCAGTATTACAATCATTTGATAGTGATGGATTTACTGCTGGTACTTCAGGAGGAATTAATGGTAGTGGAAATAATTTAGTAGCTTGGTGTTGGAAAGCAAATGGAGGAACAACAGTTAGTAATTCACAAGGTTCAATAACTGCTACAGTACAGGCAAATCAAGCAGCAGGATTTAGTATTGTAACCTATACTGGAAATAATGGTTCTTGGGGTTCTAGTAATCAAGATACTTATGGTCATGGATTGTCTAAAGCTCCTGAATTTATTATAACTAAAGAAAGAAACAATGCAGATGAATGGACAGTTTTTCATGCACATGTAGGTAATGGTGGTGGTAGTAATGCAGCAGCAAATAGTTTAGTTTTAAATTCAAATGCTGTTTTATATACTAATCAAAGTTATAAAGCATATGGTGGAGTTATGCCTACTAGCACTTTAGTTACTGTTGAAGGTAATACTACAAATTCAAGTGGTTCAAATCATGTGGCATATTGTTGGCATTCAGTAGAAGGCTATAGTAAATTTGGAAGCTATATTGGAAATGGTAATGCGAATGGTCCATTTATATACACAGGATTTAGACCACGAATGATATTTGTAAAAAGAAGTAGTACAACTGGTGGTTGGTGGGTTTTTGATTCAGCTAGAGATATTCATAACCCAGTAGATCAATACGTTGGTTGGCATAGTAGTGGTTCAGAAAGCTCTGGTAGTAATATTGATTTTTTAAGTAATGGTTTTAAATTACGCACTTCTGATGGTGATTTTAATGGAAGTGGTACTACTATTATTTATGGAGCTTGGGGTGATGTTCCATTTAAATATAATAATACTTTTTAGGAGGTGAAATAATATGTGGGCTTATGTAAAAGATAACAAGATACAGGAACTTATTAGGTTTCCTAAACCAATGGTGATAGATGGTGTAAAGCATCCAAGACAAATGTTTACTAAATGGACTGCTGCTGAAAAAAAAGCTATGGGAATACTACCAGTAACTCCCGGTACTAAACTTGATGATAGGTTCTACATATCTAATAATGAAACCTATGCAATAGCAAGCGATGGTAACTCTGTAGTAGGTACAATCACAAAAGCAAAAAACAAATCACTTACAGATACGAATGCAGTCAATGAAGATGGATCTAAAATGCTTGATGAAAAAGGTAACCAAGTTGTAACTCCGGGGCTGCGAACTATTGCGAAACAAAAAGCAGATACAACAGCTCATAGTATGCTAAGTAGATTTAGTTGGTTAGTAGAAAGAAAGATTACAGCAGATGTAGCAATACCTTCGGAGGTAACAACCTTTATGGCTAGTGTTAGAACTGCACACAAATCAATATGCGATGCAATAGATGCTTGCAATTCTATGACTAAGTTTATAGCAATACATACTGATGAATATAACGAAGATGGATCATTAAAGACGATTGCTAAAATAAACGACTGGCCTGATGACTACGATATTAAGAGTTACTACAGATGACTATTGAGCCGATATTTATATGGAGTGGATTACTCTCAGTTATTATAGGGATGCTCTCTTATATGTTTACCATGTTGGTGCGAAAAGTTCAGGAGCTACAAGAACGACTAGTAAATACCAGAGAGACTTATGCAACCAAAGTAGAGTTAAAAGATATGAAGCAAGACTTTCATCAAGACATAAAGCAAATTCTAGATCAGCTAAAAACATTAAACGAAAAGATCGATAATCTTAAAATACAACATTAAAAAGGGGTACTAAACTACCTCGAGAATCATCCTGAGCCATTTAAACGGCTCGTAAAATAGAGAAAAAATGCCAAATGGTAGAACCAGTAACAGCAGTCCTTACAGGAATAGCTTTAGTCAAAAAGTCTGTAGACTTCATCAAACAAAACATAGAAACCTGTAATGACATAGGCGATATTATCGGTCATATAGATAAAGCTATGACTGGTGAACAACAAGTTATCAAAGCAAGAGACAAGTCCGGGGCTGATCCGTTTGCTATTGGTACAGTAGCTCAGGAGATTATTGATGCTAAGTTAGCTAGAGAGCAAATCAATGAAATACGCACACTAGTAAATTATAGGTTTGGCCCCGGCACATGGGAATTTATTTTACAAGAAAGAAAAAAAAGAATAGATGCACAGAAACAAGCTATTAAAGAAGAGAAAGCAAGAAGGTTAAAAAGAAAACAGGAGATAGAAGAATATATCAAGTATGGTTTTATTACACTTGTAGTAATAATGTTTCTAGCAGTAGCTATAGGAATTACATTTAAATTTTTATTAGCTCATCCTGTAGAAGGAGATGAAGATTCTTGTAAGCTGTATGAGCCAAAATATTTTATGATATGTATGAATGAAGGCAGAGGATATGCAGATACAGAATTGTATTTAGATTATAAATTAGAAAAAGAAAACTGGATAATAGAAGGAGACTAATATGCTGCAAGCATTACTAGGGCCAATAGGAAATATTGCCACAACATTTTTAAAGAACAGAGCAGAGAAAGCAAAAGCAAAACAAAAACTAGAAGTTGCAAAAATCGAAGCTGCAACAAAGAAAGTACAGAGTGATGCAAACTGGGAAGAGAAAGCTATGGATGCTTCTGCTACTAGTTGGAAAGATGAACTCTGGACTTTGCTCTTTTGCGGAATAATAATTGCGTGTTTCATACCTGCCTGCCAACCATATTTATCTGATGGTTTTAAATTTTTAAGAGAGGATTGCCCTGATTGGCTATCTTGGGGTATACTAGCAAGTATAGGTGCTAGTTTTGGATTGAAGTCCATAGGCCAATTTAAAAAGTAAAGGAGCAATCATGAATCAAGAACTGTTAGAAGTAATTAAAAGAGAAGAGGGTACGAAAAAAAAAGATGGCAAACATATTCCTTACAAATGTAGTGAAGGTAAACTTACAATCGGATATGGATTACTTATAGATCCAGAAGTTTCCGGAGGTGGGTTAACAGATGCACAGGCAGAGATGCTATTGAGAACAACAGTAGATACAATGCTTGTAGAATTATATAACAGAATACCTTGGTATAAAAACCAACCAGAACCAATCAAGATAGCATTAGCAAACATGGCGTATCAGCTAGGAGTTCCTAAGCTGTTACAGTTTACAAAGACACTTGATCATATTGAGCATGGAAGATATGGGATGGCAGCAGCAGAGTGTCTTAATTCTAAGTGGTATCAGCAAACTCCCAACAGAGCAAAAAGAGTTTCTGATGTTTTTCAAAACTATAATGAAGGAGAATAAATATGCCCGGACATTACGGATCTAAAAAAGCAGGAATGAAAAAAACTAAAAAGCCTATGATGAAAAAAGCAGGCATGAAGAAGATGAAGAAAACTAAAATGAAAAAGAAAGGATAGTCTTATGCCATTTAGTAAATACAGTCCTAAACAAAAAAAGTTAGCAAGAGTTGCTAGTCCTAGAAATAAAATTACAGGTGCAGACTTTGCAAAACTTAGAAAAAAGAAGGGAGTAAAAAATGGCAGTAAGAAAACCGGCAAAGCGTAAGTTTGCTAAAGTACCAAAGACTAAAGGTGGTGTACCAAAGAAATATGTAGCAGGTGCAAAGAACCCTAAAGCAAGAGAAAGAGAAATCAAAAGGACTGCAAGATTATATAGGCTTGGCAAACTTACCCCTGCGATGATGGATAGAATAAGTAAACAAAGGAGTAAAGGATAATGTCTAAATATGGAAGCATACCCGGTTCAGGAAGGTTCTCTAAATCTACACTTGATAAAGTATACAAGCGAGGATTAGGTGCATACTATAGTTCAGGATCAAGACCAAAAACTTCTGCTCATGCTTGGGCTATGGGGCGTGTAAAATCTTTT